ATTGGTGGGAATTGGATGAACAGCGTGGAAGAGCTAACAATTCTGCTGTTCTGAAGAGAGGAGATGTTATGGCTGCAGAGTTCTTTGATCTGTGGAAAAGAATAGAACTTAGTAATAGTGGAGAGCCCGGAATCTATTGGACTAATGATTTAGAATGGGGCACTAACCCATGTTGTGAGATTGCTCTTAGACCATTCCAATTCTGCAATCTCTGTGAAGTGAATGTCAGTGATGTAAATAGTCAGCAGGATCTGAATGAGAGAGCTTCTATTGCAGCATTCTTTGGTACTCTTCAGGCAGGATTTACAGACTTCCATTATCTCAGACCTATATGGTCTAGAACTACACAGAAGGATGCTTTGTTAGGTATAGGAATGACAGGTATTGGTTCTGGAGAAATCCTCAAATATGATTTGGATATAGCAGCTCATCAGGCAAAATTGATGAACAGTGTAACAAGTGAGATTATTGGTACAAACGAAGCTGCAAGAATCACATGTATCAAGCCTAGTGGTACAACATCTTTGGTGCTTGGAACAGCTAGTGGTATTCATGCATGGCATAATGACTACTATCTGAGGACAATGAGGTTTAACAAGAATGAAGATCTTGCTGCCTATCTGATGGTTAATCATCCTGAACTTTGTGAAGATGACCAGCTGAGACCACAAGACACTGTATGTGTAAGGATTCCTGTTAAAGCCCCTGAAGGATCTATATTCAGAACAGAGACAGCTGTTGATACACTAGAGCGTGTTAAGAAGTTTTCTACAGAATGGATAAAGCCCGGTCACATCTCTGGAGCCAATACACATAATGTAAGTGCTACAATTTCTATTGACAAGAGTAGGATGTATGCATCACACAACATGAATGATGGTAAAGGTGTTCAGTTTACACAAATTGATGAGAATGGGTATTTAGATGAATGGGAAGTGGTAGGACAATGGATGTGGGACAATAAGGACTATTACAATGGCTTATCTGTTCTTCCCTATTTTGGAGGCTCATTTGTTCAAGCTCCTTTTGAAGACATTACAAAAGAGGAATACGAAGAGAGAATCAAAGCTGTAAAAGCAATTGATCTCACAAAGGTAATGGAGCTTGATGACACTGTAGACTTCGGGGCTATTGCAGCTTGTGCAGGTGGTGCATGTGAAATTAATATATGAAAAAGGAATTCATAGAAGGTGTTCATTACTACATGGAAAATGGTATGGTGGTGTTCACTGAGAAGTATTTATTGGAAAGAGGCAAATGTTGCAACAAAAATTGCAGACATTGTCCTTATAAACCTAAAGACGTTGCAATAAATAATTTGCAGAAAGTTACTAATATCAAATAATTTGTCTTTTGCATTTTACCCCCGGCTGTGTCTACAGCTGGGGTTTTTATTTGTTTCATCGTTCAGAATTTTGTAAATTTGAAAACAACAACTACATATGGCTAAGGAAAAAGAAAGCTCTGGAAAGAGCAAATTGCAAGAGACTCTTGACAAGCTGAATAAGGCTTATGGTCAGGGTTCAATTATTACACTTGACACTAAGATTAGTGGCAATTATGATTTGATTTCATCAGGAAGTGTAGGGTTTGATTGGGTGACATTGGGTGTTGGAGGATTTGTTAAGGGAAGGCTTTATGAACTTATGGGATGGGAAGGTAGTGGTAAGTCCACTATTTGTGGTCATGCAGCTGCCAACTGTCAGGCTAAAGGTGGTACAGTGTTGTATATTGATGGTGAGCATGCATTGGACAAGAAGTATTTTCAAAAGCTTGGTGTAAACACTGAGAAGATGTTGATTTCTCAACCAAGCTGTGGTGAGGAAGGTTTTAACATTGCTATTGACATGATTAACACTGGAGAGATTGATCTGGTGATTATTGACAGTGACAGTAGTTTGATTCCTAAGAAGGTGTTGGATGGTGAAGTGGGAGATAGTTCTATTGGCTATAAGGCTAGGCTGAATAGCAATGCCTATCCTAAACTTAAAACAGCTCTGTCTAATAAAAATACATGTGTTATTGTTGTTAGTCAGTATCGAGAGAAGATAGGTGTGATGTTTGGTAATCCTACAACAACACAAGGTGGTCATGCTCTTAAGTTTTATTCTGATGTAAGGATAGAGGTGAGTAAGAGTTTGGCTAAGGATGGTGATGTTGTATATGCCAACACTACAAAGGTGAAAGCTATCAAGAATAAGATGGGTAATCCCTATAAGCAAGTACAATTTGAGATTGTATATGGCGAAGGAATTGACAGAATGGGTGAGATAATGGAGCTGGGTAATGAATACGAGATATTCAAGAAGTGGGGCAAGACAATCACCCTTAATGAAACCAAGTATGAGCTTGAGGATTTCAAGAAGATGGTGATGGATAACGAAGAATTCTATAATAGTATTGTTGAACAAATAAAAACCAAGACCAATGGAACAGCAACAACCACATCTGCCGTTGAAGATTCAATTCAAGAGGCTATTTGATACTACAAGGCTCCCTATTAAGGGGAGCCCTCATGCTGCATGTTATGATGCTTATGCAAACAGTATTACGTTTGAAAAGAATAACACTGTTGTAATAGGACTAGGCTTTGCTACAGCCATTCCTATAGGCTACAAAGGTGTTATTGTCCCCAGAAGTGGATTTACAAAAGTGGATTGGGTGATGAACAATGGTGTGGGAAAGATAGATAGTGACTATCGTGGAGAGTGGATGATGAAGATAAAGCCTCTTAATAAAACATTGGAAGAGAATCCTTTACCATTTGCTATTGGTGACAGATGTTGTCAGATATACTTTGAGCGTGTGCTTGATGTAGAGTTTGAAGAAGTGAATGTTCTTGATGAAACAGTTAGAGGAGAAGGTGGATTTGGATCTACAGGAAAACTATGAAGAACAAATGTTTGACATGCGGAAAGAACTGTGAGGGTGAATATTGTTTCAATCATAAGCCTAGAAAGGCTATGGGAAAGTCCAGTAAAGTTGCTAAAAAACTGGACAATTCTCGGAATATTTCCGATATGAGAGACTTTTTCTTACAGCTTTGGAAGAAAAGGAAACATGAATGTGAAAACTGTGGGAAGTGGCTTGGCAACGAGCCACTTTCCTATATGTTTGATCACCTTCTGGAGAAAAGTAAATATCCAGATTTGAAATTTGAGGAAGAGAACATAATGATGACATGTTTGAATTGTCATGATAATAAAACTAGAGGCATTCTAACTGAAACCGTTATAGCAAAAATAAATGCTGTAAAAGAAAAGTTTTATATTTGAGCATGAAAGAACCTAAGCGAGAATATAAAAACGACATCAAATATAAAATTGCTCTCAACGAGGAACAGAAAAATGCTAAACGTCTTATCATTGATAATCAGATAGTTATAATTACAGGAAGGGCTGGTAGTGGTAAATCTTTAGTGGGAGCACAGTGTGCACTTGATTTTCTTCTTAAGAAACAAGTGGATAAGGTATTTGTTACAAGAGCTACAATTGAGGTGGGAGCAAGTTTAGGATTTCTTCCCGGTGCTCTTGAGGACAAATTCAATCCCTATATGGAAGCATTTCAGGAAAATTTGTTTAAGTGTCATGATGAACAAAAGATAACTGAAATGATTAACAACAAGAAGATAATGGCCTATCCTGTTCAGTTTATTAGAGGAAAGACTATTGATGATGTGTTGATTGTTGAAGAAGCACAGAACATGACAAAGGCTCAGATGTTAGCTATTCTAACCAGACTGGGTAAAACAGGAAAAATTATCATCAATGGGGATAATGAACAAAAAGATATCAGAGAAGGATATGACGGACTCACCTATGCCATTGAGCTTAGTAAAAAGATTGATGAGATCAAATGGGTTAAGCTCAAAGAAAACCATAGGAGTGATATTGTTGCTCGTATTCTTGAGTGCGAGTATGGTAAATAAATGTCGTAATTCTTCAGAACATCTTATAAAAGAAGCAGTGATGCTTGATAGTACAACAGCTAAAATCAAATAAACCAATAACATGACAGTAGAACAAGTGGCTCAAGTGGCTCACGAAATCAACATGGCTTATTGCCAATCAATTGGTGATAATAGTCAACCAACGTGGGAAGATGCTCCTGAATGGCAAAAAAGTTCAGCAATTAAAGGTGTAGAGTTTCATCTAGCAAATCCAGATGCTGGTCCAGATGCTTCTCACGTAAGTTGGATGATACAAAAACATCAGGAAGGATGGAGATATGGACCTGTAAAAGATCCTATTAAAAAAGAACATCCTTGTTACGTTCCTTATGAAGAGCTTCCTGTAGAACAGAAAGCAAAGGATTATTTATTTAAGCAAGTGGTACATTCATTAAAAAACCAAATTATAGCATGAAACAGTTTTATTACACTCGTACAGAGGGAGAAAAGAAGTTTACAGACAGTTTCAATGTTGAGAAAGTTGTCAGGACAGTCACTATGGAAGATGGAAAGACACTTGTTCTTCTTGATGATTTGCATGAACGTGCAGCAGAAGTACCTGTTGTAGATCCAAAGACAGGCAAGTATAAAGGAACTAGGAGAGAAAGAAATACTTATCAGTCAGAGATTTATCTGGATGTAGCAGATGCTGAGAGATATTATAATTTTTCAAAAGCTGAATAAATAATGAAAGAGTTTAAGAAACTTAGAGGGAATCGTGTATATCTAAACATTCCTGAATTCAAGGAAAGCCCCATCTATCTTACAGAAGAATTGAAACAAGCTTTCATTGAGGATGAGAAAAAGAAATACACTAGCTTGGAAGTGTATGCTGTAGGTGATTTAGTAACAGATATTGCAGAGGGTGATAAGGTGATGGTTGATCCTCAAGCTCTACAGAATGCTTCTGTCATTAGTATTAGTGATGAGAAGAAAGTAATATTGGTGTCTCCTTTTGACATTATTCATATTTGGTAATTATGCTACTATCTGCAAAATGTATAACCTATGGAAGAGTGGAGTTTCTGGAAGAGTCACTCCACTCTTTCCTTATTCAAGAGTATGATGGAGAGAGAGAAATGGTGATAGTCAATGATTGTCCATTTCAAAAACTCATATTTGATCATCCTAATGTTAGGATATTCAATCTGACTGAAACCTTCAATACACTTGGGGATAAGGAAAACTTTGCTACAGAACAATGTAGAGGAGAAATAGTGATGCAATGGGATGATGATGACATAGCTCTTCCAAATCATCTACAGAATGTAAAGAAATGGTTTGTTGAAGGTAGTGATCTTCTACATTGGCAGAAGGCAATATTTATGAATATTCCTGACATAGAGAACATAAGCTGTGTAGGTAATTCAGGAATTGTCTATAGCAAGAAGATATGGAGAGAAATGGGTGGTTATCCTTTAGAAAATGCTGGATATGATATGTCTTTTGTGTTAGATATCAAAAACAGAAGTAGTAACATCATACTTGCAGAACCTCCTGATGATGAAGTGAGTTGGATATATGTATGGGGAGGAAGAGGATACCATTGTAGTGGTATGGGTACAGACACTCCTGACAGACCTAATGTTATTGTTAGACATAGTCAACATATAGAAAGCCTGAGAGAACAAAAAATGATTCCTGAAGGAGATGTTTATCTAAATCCTCATTGGAAACACGATTACACTCAAAAGTTAAAAGATTTTGTAAATGCTCGTTGAATTCATTATCCCCACTTATTATAGACCTCATCTATTAAAAGCAATGTTAGCAAGCCTTGTTGCTCAATATGATGGTGATTGGGGAGCTCTTGTAATGATTGACAATGACAAGAATGAAGAGGTGGAGAATGTGTGCAGCATCTTCAATGACAGTAGAATAAGATGGGCATATACAGAAAAGAGATATAATGATTGGGGACATACACCAAGACAACTTGGTAAACAAATGTCTCAAGCTGATTATATCATTATGACTGGTGATGACAATTATTACACTCCTAACTTTGTTGAAGAATTAAGAAAAACAGTGGTGCAAAATAATAATCCGGGTGTTGTATTTTGGAATATGGTGCATTCACATTATGATTATAGATTTTTTGAATGTCGTTTTGCCAATCATCATATTGATATGGGAGCATTTGCTACAAGAAAGGATATAGCACATGAAATTGATTTAGGAACAGAATATGCAGCAGATGGAATATTTGTTGAAAAAGTCAAGAGTAGATATGCAAATGAATTGTTTATAAGAATTGATAAAGTGTTGTTTGTTCATAATTAATTATATGTCTAATATAACTTTTGTTCTTACAAGTTGCGGAAGATATGACCTTTTGAGATACACATTAAAATCATTTCTTCAATATAATACTCATTCTATTGATAAATTTATCATCATTGAAGATGCTGGATATACAAAAGAACTTGGAGAGGTGATGGAAGAATATCCTTGGATGGAATGGATAGTCAATGGTAAAAGAATAGGACAGATAAAATCAATTGACAGAGCTTATAAACTTGTCACTACTGATTATATCTTTCATTGCGAAGATGATTGGGAGTTCTACAGAGAAGGATTTATTGAGAAGAGTTTGGAGGTGTTGGAAAATCATCCAAATATAATCCAATATTGGCTTAGAGAAAGAACTGATACTATGGGTCATCCTGTAGAAGGAGATTTAATGTCACTTAACTATCTAGGTGTATGGCATGGATTTAGCTTTAATCCGGGGCTAAAAAGAATATCAGACTATCATAAAATTGGAAGTAGTTATGAAGCTATTACAAGTAATCTTACATTAGCAGCTTCTGGAAGTGAGGCTGAAATTGGAATTGTTTATAAAGATCTTGGATATAGAGCTATGATAAGTGAACAAGGATATGTTAAACATATAGGCTGGGGAAGACATGTATAAAGTAGATGTTATAATAAATGTGTACGGTAAGCCGTATCAAACTCTGTGTACATTAAAATCATTAATGAAACACAGTGGAGAGAGAATTGACAAAATCTATTTCATACAGGAACCAAATTGTCCTGATGAAGCTGTCATTAAGGAAATATCATCACTATTTGATAATCTTATATACTATATACCATTAGGATATAGGTTTATAGATTCTCCAATAAATCCTATTGAGATAAATGATCCTAATAGTAGATATATTTTTAGATATCAATATGGTATTGAACATTCTGATAAAAAATATGCATTTGTAACACACAATGATGTTCTATATACAGGAGATATTATAGGAGAAATGTTAAAGATTGTAGGTGATGGATATGTAGGAATAGGTAAAATAGGACAGTGTTGGAATTGCCCTATACACACTGCAGGGATATGCGATGGAGATAGGATGGAAAATTACAATCCCACTTATGAAGAAGTGATGAGTGTATTTGACAAACATCACGCTGCTAGAGGGTATCATGTAATCACTAGACTGAATAAAGAAAGACCAATGCCAATTCCTGAGTGTAGACTCAATGAGTTTTCAGCACTTATTGATTTGGAAGTGATAAAAAAAGAATGCATTCCAAATGGCACTGTCAATTTATTTGGTTCTTTTAATCTTGATACAGGTGATATATGGTTTAGAGAAATGTTTTTGAAAGGATATAAATTCAAAAACTTTAGAATAGATGACTATTCTGTGCATGGATATTACACCAGTTTAATAAAAGATCCTACAGTAAATACATCAGGATATGTTGTTCAAAAAGATATAAATTTATACAAGGAGAGTGAAGATTTTGCAAAAAAGTATTACGAAGAAAACTTTAGATAATAAAAAAGCCCTCAATTAAGAGGGCTTTTTCAGATCTGTAATACTGAGACTACAGAGAGGTCAAATGTGCTTCCAAAGAATAGCTGTTCTAGACCAACTATTCACCCAGTGTGCATTGTTAAGAGGCATGTGAAGCTAGTGTTGTCGTCATTTAGAAAGTCTTTTCTGTTTCATAGGCCATTGAGGACTTTTGAGTCTGAGTTTTGTATCAGCCTCTTTCATATAATTGTCCTTTGGTCTAGGATTATTAACCTTTGGAGCCTTCTTTGGTTTGCCACTTTTCATTAGCAACCCATTTTACATTTACCACCTTTCATCATAGTCTTACCATACTTAGCTTTACCACTGGTATTCTTACCAATAGTACGCTTGTAAGAAGCAAGATTGGTGGAAGTGCTATTCTTAGAAGGAGCAAGTGTACCACCTTTAGCCATCTTTTTTGTAACTGCTTTTTTCATTGTATTTGTTATTTAGATTTTTTAACCATTTTCTTACCATACTTGGCTTTACCTTTAGCAGCTACAATAACATCAGCTCTTGTAACTCCGGGATTCTTGTCAAAACCAGCCTTTACAGACTTCATACCAAGACTACCACCATCTTTCATTTTCTTCTTAGGAGCAGATTTAGCTTTAGTTTTGTTGTAAGTGCTAGGTCCTACTACGTCTTGCAAAGCAGATCTAGGAATCATTTTACCCGGAAACATTTCACTGGGAACAGAATCCTTACGATTGAAATCAGCATCAGTGAACTTTCTCATTGGAGCTTCCTTCTTGGAAGAGCTCATTTTGGTTCCCTTTTGAGCCTTTTTAATTGTTTTCATTACTATGTATAATTTTAATTGTTAACATACTCTTCGTACTCCTTTATTTCTTCAGGAGATTGACTATTACTTAATAGATAAATTCTTGCAAACTCTAAAAGTTGAGGATCATCTCTAAAATGTCCAAGACCTCTGTTACAATGATTACAAAGCATTCCTCTAATAGTATTTGTCTTATGACAATGGTCAACTACTAGATTTTCCTTTGCTCCGCATATTACACACGAAGTCACTTTTTCAATAATATCTTTTAAAAGTTCATCAGATATCATTTCTCTATAGTGACCTCTTCTAGTTTCGCTTCTATAAGAAGACCTGCAAGATTTACACCAGCTATCAAAGCCAGATTTAGTTCTGTTGTGTAAAGGAAAGTATTCAGCAGATAAGGGTTTATCTACTTTACATCTTGTACATTTCTTTGTCAACAGTTCCATTTTCTTAATGCTTTATTTATGCGACTGTTTGGATCTCTTGCTGTTTCTGCAGATGTATTTTTTTTCTTGTGACCAGACATCCTAGAACAAAATGATTTACGTCTTTTGGCAGCTTTACTACCTTTCTTCAGCTTAGAAGGTTTAGTGGTGACAGCAGTTTTTAATTTGCTCCCGGGGTTTGCAGCTCTATAGCTTGCTACACCCTTGGCATTAAGTCCACCTTCAGGATTTTTTCCTTCAGAGCGTTGCCAAGCAGGTGTCTTACCACCGCTTTTCATAGATTTAAGAATCCTTGCCATGTCTATTTCTTTTTGTACTTGTAATCAGGATTGTCCTTATGCCACTTCTTTGTAGAAGCCACTCCTTGTTTAACAGTTTTGGCTCTACCAATCTTTGTGAGGTTGATAGTATCCCACTTTCCTTTATCCATTGTAGGATGGTTCACCATGATGTCTCCTTTGGTAGCTTTACTACTGTTCTTAGCAGCTTTGTAAACTACATGATTTTCACCACCAGCTTTCACTTTCACCTTTCCACCGTCTTTAAGTGTAGATGATTTAAATGGTCCTTTCTTTTTAATAAGAGGACCATTAGGTACAGGTGTTATATTCTTTGTACGAGAAGTCATTATTTCTTTCTAGCTTTAGCCATTTTCTTAAATGTCTTAGCAAGAGCTTTGGCTCTCCCTGTGCATCCGGGCTTTGTAATAGGGGTACATTTACCTTCAGTTCCTCTACGTTTAATAGAGGCTGTAGCTTTCTGTATCCACTTTTTGTCTGTAGCCATGACTATTTCTTTTTAGAGAGTTTACCACCAGACGTTTTCTTTTGAACACGAGGGTAACCATTTTCATCATATCCCGGTTTTCCTTTAAATTTTTGTCTTCTCTCATTACGAGCAGCTTCATAAAACTTATCCTGATAGAATTTTTTCAAAGGCCCTTTAGTACTAAGTCGCATAACTCCTGCATTTGTTGCCTCTTTGCTAAAATAACTAGTGCTATCTGGTGTAGGAGTAACTACTTTTCTTCTACTTTGTTCAGGAATAGCAAGGTTTCTTCCCACTTGTGCTTTTGCAATAGCACCACCCTTCTTCATATTACCAAGAGTGCGTTCTTGCACCTTTGTCCAAGCACCTTTAGGATCAACCATAGGAGCTTTTACTTTCTTACTGGCTACACCACCAGCCTGCATTTTCTTTGCAGATTTTTTTACATGAGATGACATTGTTATTTCTTTTTAGATGTTTTCTTAGGCATCACCTTTCCACCATTCTTTCTTCTTGGATTGACGAAAGTGGTGTCTGTTGGTTTTTCAATAAGACTTTTGGTATCCTGTCTTCCTAAGTTTCCAGAAGAAGTTTTTCTTTTCACTTGACTGCTACCTTTTCTTGTAGTCTCAGTGTCTTCTGTGTATGGAAACTTTTTCTTTCCAGCTGCATAGCCAGTGGTATCTACGCTAAAGCTTCTAACCACTTTCACATTAGCATCTGTCTTATCTTTTTTAGCAGGATACATCATTAGTGTCCTAGAACCTTTCACCGGAGTTCCGCTCTGAGCTTTCTTTATACTCTTTTTCATGCTCATTATTTCTTTTTGCTTTGAGCTTTTATTTTCTTTTCCTGCTTAAGCATTTGAGCAGTGGGTTTTTTCCCACTGCCCTTATTAGCTCTGATATTATCCCAAAGTCCCCTTTGAGAAACACTGCCGTCTGCTCTTTTGATCATTTGCTTTGCCATGACTAGGAGAGTTTACCTTCAGCTGTCAGTCTACCATAGATGCCAAGGAATGTACCTATTGCAGATACTGCTTGACTGATGATTACAGAAAGATTTCCTTCTGCAGCTTTCACTGCATCTACATAGGCTTTGAGTTGTTCAAAGTCAGCGTTGGGAGGAAGTTGTACATCAGGTACTTTCAACACTTCTGAAAGAACATATCCAAGGGCTGCAATGATGATGCCCCAAATAGTTTTGGATTGATACCAAGACTTAGTTGTCGTTTCCATATTTGTTTGTTTATTTGTTTTCTTCTGGTCTTTCTACAGCCACACCACTTGCTACAGCTTTAGCTAATTGTTCTTCAATAATATCATTTGCTCTCATTGCAAGAAACAGTTTCTGTGCTTCTGGTGTAGACAATGTAGCTCTGAGTGCATTAAGCACCATTCCAAATTCAGCACCACTCAATGTGAATGTGCTACTGTGATCCCATGTATAGGCTTTTGAAGGATCGAACACTGGAGAATCTTCTTTAATTGCTTTCATTTTATTTTGGTTTATGTAACAAATATATTAAAAATTTGTTACAGGTGTGTTATTTTAAAAGATCATTCACTCTAGCTATTACATCTGTATCAGTCCATTGACCAATAGCATCGTAAGCATCTCCTTCCCAAAGAACTATTTGTCCTAGTTCTTTTGTAGAAACTGCTACAATTTTTCTATCAGCATTGTCTGTAATTTCATTGATTGTTAATTCACTAACAGTCATCTTCAATTCTTTAACAACTACTACCTCTTTTGGAGTGTCAAATACAATTTTCATAAAATCTATTTTTTGTTTGTTTGTTTATTAAAGTCTTACACCCTCTATAGCAAATGTGGTTTGGTTGTAATACAAATATGTATTTCCAGCCACACCTCCTGCACCAACAGTGATTGCTGCTGTTGCAGCTGCTCTATTTGCAAAAGATGGTAGAGAACTGTTAGAAATTACAGTTTGTCCTGAGAGAGATCCTCCTTTATGAGCTCTATATCCAAATGCATTTACGTTATTTCCTGAAGAATTCATTCCTGCTTCTTGTCCTAAGAAGTTACAGCTTCTTGCATTATTAGCTTGATATCCTGCACTTTGACCTATGAAGTTGGAATTATATGCACCTGTTGCGAGAAATCCTGCTTCTTGTCCTAGAAAATTAGAGTTATAAGCACTTGTGGCTTGATATCCTGCATATCGTCCTAAAAAATTAGAATTACTTGCATTAGTTGCAAGCCTACCTGTTTCAAAACCACCTATGAAATTAGAATTATTTGCATTAAATGCAGAGCCACCAGCACTTCGTCCTATAAAGTTAGAGTTATAAGCATCAGTAGCAAAATATCCTGCATAAGCTCCTAAAAAATTAGATTGATAAGCTCCAGAAGCTTGATATCCTGTACCTTCTCCTAAAAAATTAGAATCATATGCATTGGTTCCATTATATCCTGCAAAATTTCCAAAGAAGTTTGAACCATTTGCATTTGTTGCATAATATCCTGCAAGTTCTCCTAAAAAGTTGGAATTACTAGCTGATAGTGTTTGCTCTCCTGCAAGTAATCCTAAAGCTATAATATTTGTTTGACCTACTGTTCCTGCTAAAGGATTTGTTGAATAAAGACTAGTTCCAACAGTTGCCACTGAAGAAGTGGGCGTAAGTTGTGATATGAGGAGATCAAGGTTGAGTTCTCCTTTATATCCTAATGGGGGCTTCACCCTCTTTTCCCAAAAGCCAGCTTTTATAAACGTTGCCATATTAATTTAATTTTTTGTTATAAAACGATTTCAAAGACAATTGTTCCTGTTGTCTTTATACTTTTAGAGATGTCCAGCTTGATGCCAAACATGTTATGAAACTTTAATATCTCCTCTAAGAGCATTTGGTTATACTTTGGATGGGAAGCTACAAGTCTAAAGTGATATGTCAATGGATTCTTCGTCACTTCTAAAGAAGAGAACTCATCTACAGCAGACAATATTCCTTCTAAATGAGAGAAATACGTTGTCTCATTGTCCAACATTACACTAGGAAAGAACCTCTTATGTATCTCCATTAGGAAAGCGTAAGCAGGTATTTAATCTTTGCAGCTTCTCCAGACAGACTATCAGCTATGTTACCAATGTCCATGTATCCTTTACTGTCTGACCAACTCTTTAGACTTGATGCAAAGTCACAAACATCCATTGCCACCTGCATAGCAGAAACACCTTCTACAGGACTTTCAATTCTAAAAGACTTAGGACGTTGCCCATTCATATAGCCCATAAGCTTTTCAATAACATCGTCTTTAAAGTCTTCAAGAAGATCATAAAGCTTTCCTGTAGCCTGATGTTCAGCATAATTTTGTGTACGCCAATGAAGGAGCTGTGCTTGCTCCTTCATTGATGTAACTTTTCCTGCAATACTTTCTAGCGTCATGCCATTGGTCTCAAGCATTTTATCAGGGAATAGTGATTTCATAAATTAAATTTTTTAGCCTGCTGACGTAGTGGTAGAAGATGTTGTCGTAGGGGCTGATGTAGTGGTGGTGGAAGTTGTAGTGGGGTTACAACATTCATAAGCAGTTATTTCTTTCCATTTGCCCACTTTGGGCATGTTTCTCCTGAGAACTAAGCTTCCCGGAACTATGCGTCCACTGCCATCAAAACGCACATACGCTTTTAAATCTTTGCGTGAGTTTGCCATTTTATTTATACTTTAAATTGTAATACTTCTGTTTAAGGTCTATTAGTTTTTGAACATAATAGTTGTTACACATTGTTTTGTTCTTCTCATTGGTTACAATTGCTTCCAGATTGTCATCAAATGGAAGCAATCCTGCATGATATTTTCCTTTATAGAACATTGGAGTTTCTCCCATTGATTCTCCTGTAGCTCCTGCATTATGGAATATTCCACACTGCTCAAGCCTGTTAATGTGGTCTGTAGTCCATGCAAAGTCCATTTCCTTCACCACCTTTGACTGCATTCCTCTCACCCAAATGTTCCAAAGCACAGCCCACATATCTGCACACCATCTTTGGAATCCTCTATTCTCATTCTCAAAGAATGCTTTATTTATTCCTCCAAGGTAGAGATAGATGTTTATGGCATCTGTCAGCACCTTCTCCCAAAACTTATCATCAATATTCTTCAGAAGATATTGTGCTCCACCTGAATCAAGATTGTTGGCTTCACAAATCTCTCTGCTTACACCAACAGCAGCTGTCACTTCTGCCAAAACATCTATCTTCTTATATTCTTCAAGCTTTTCAGGAATAACATCCCTGATTTTGCTATCAAAATAGCTAGCATTTATATAGCTGTTTGTATCACTAACATAACATATGTCATCATCAAGATATTGATCTACGTTAAACCTTTCTGTAAATAGAATATCGCAGTCACAATACATTATAGCATCATTCTTTCTTTCAGGGTGAGCCTTGAAATACTTCATCAACGTATATGGACGTAAGATGGGTATGTAGAT